CAAAGAATGGGTAGGGCTGACGGATGATGAAATAAAAAACATACTTGATTGTGGTCGTGGTGGTTTAGTCGATATTAAAAAAGCAGAAGCCAAACTCAAGGAGAAAAACACATGAGATGCACTTGTGGTTACGCTATTGGTCATCCGCTTGTGAGTAGTTGTAGTTGCAATCCTGAACAAGAACCTGTGTACTTTACTACAATAAATGGTTATGTTTTACCGAACAATCCGATACCAAGAAGCGAACTTATACCACGCAAAGAATGGTTATCTCTTGAATCAATAACAATCCGTCAATTAAAAGATATACATATTCCAATGTATTCAACACCAACTATTGATGATTATTTAAAATTTGCCCGTGCAATCGAAGCCAAACTAAAGGAGAAAAATAATGGGCCTGTTTAAATCTGGTAAGGCAAAGGCAGATGATCTGCTCACAATATTAGTTCCAGCGTTGCGATGGGAAATTGAAAACGAAATCAGACAGCGATTAGCCAAAGAAATGGAAAGCATTGTCCGTGATGCCGCTGATAGGGTTTTGACATATGGATATAAAGAAGCGATTAAAGAACTTAGCATAACTGTCAAAGCACCTTATAAAGAATGGGCAGGGCTGACGGATGAGGAACACAGCGAAGCCTATAACGATTTGTACACGCAATACACAAAAGACGATGTAAATATTGTAGATTTTATTTTGATTGCCCGTGCAATCGAAGCCAAACTCAAGGAGAAAAACACATGCACCCGTCAGGACTAACACTTGAACGATGGAACTGGCCTTTCAAAACAGATGCAGAGCGTGAGCAAATTCGACTGTGGAAAGAAGGCACACCAAAAGATCTTTTAGATAACTCAATACCATTCTAGGAAAGGCGATGGACAATTACCCAGAGGATGAGGCATTTAACGAACTCGAAGCACGACTTGAACGTGAAGCATCTATAAGGCATAACATCATGACAGCAAACGCAAAGCTAGCAAACGAAAAACAAGTTGGTGGCAATCACTACCGTGGCAAAGCCATACAGCCGTGGGACTATATCGTGGGTAACAAGTTAGGTTATCTCGAAGGCAACATCATCAAGTACGTGTCCCGTTGGAAAGACAAGAACGGTGTGCAGGATTTGGAGAAAGCCTTGCACTATCTACAGAAACTTATTGAGGTATCAGGGCAAAGATGAACATAATAACGATTGACTTTGAGACGTACTACGACAAGGTTACGTACAGTCTCAGCAAGATGACAACAGAAGAATATGTGCGGGACAGCCGGTTTGAAGTGATCGGTGTAGCAGTTAAGTTAAACGGTGGTGAGACCGAGTGGGCGAGTGGTACGCACGAACAGATTAAAGAATTTCTGGATTCATTCCCATGGAGTGAGTCGATGATGCTTGCGCATAACTGCATGTTTGACGGTTTCATTATGACCGAGCGGTTCGGTATTACAGCAAAAGCCTATGCAGATACCTTGTGCATGGGACGAGCCATCCATGGCGTGGATGTGGGTGGTAGTCTGGAGAAACTCGCCGAGCGATACAAGGTGGGTGTCAAGGGTGATGAGGTGGTTGCCGCCACGGGTAAACATCGTGTGGACTTTTCAGAGACAGACCTTAGTCGCTACGGGGACTACTGCGTCAATGACGTAGAGTTAACCTATAAGTTGTTTCACAACATGATTAAAAACGGATTCCCCAAGTCGGAGATGAAGTTAATTGATCTGACCTTGCGGATGTTTATCGAGCCGAAACTAGACCTTGATCTGAATCTGCTGCAACAGCACTACGAGACAATCAGGGCAACAAAGGCTAAGTTGTTAATCGAAGCCGGTATCACTAACCGTGAAGAGTTGATGAGCAACCAGAAGTTTGCAGACCTATTGAGGCAGCTTGGTGTTGAGCCACCGACAAAGATTAGCCCTGTCACGGGTAAGGAAGCGTTAGCCCTAGCCAAGAATGATGAGGACTTTAAGGCGTTGTCTGAACATCCTGACGTGAGGGTGCAAGCCTTAGTCGCTGCCCGACTGGGTGCGAAATCAACGTTAGAAGAGACTCGAACCGAACGCTTCATGGGAATCTCAAAGCGTGGACTGATGCCAGTTCCCCTGAAATATTATGCGGCACACACGGGACGGTGGGGTGGTAGCGACAACTTAAACCTACAGAACCTACCAAGCCGAGGCGAGAACGCAGGGAAACTAAAGAAAGCCATCATTGCTCCCGAAGGTTATACGATCATTGACTCTGACTCGTCACAGATTGAGGCACGGGTGTTGGCGTGGTTATCCGAGCAAGACGATCTGGTCAAAGCCTTTAAGAAAGGTGAGGACGTGTACAAGATCATGGCATCGGCTATCTATAACAAGCCTGTCGAAGAGATTACCAAGCCGGAACGATTCGTGGGTAAGACCACTATTCTGGGTGCAGGTTATGGCATGGGCGCACAGAAGTTCAGGGCGCAGCTAAAGACGTTTGGCACGGACATCTCCGAGGACGAAGCCCGACATATTATTCAGGTGTACAGACAGACATACCCGAGTATCGTGGCATTGTGGCGTCAAGCGCAGCTAAGCCTAGAGGCATTGACTAAAGGCGTGACAACAACTTTAGGTAAGGAAGGCGTATTACGGCTGGCCCCGATGGAGCGTGGGATACGGCTACCAAATAACTTGTTAATGCGTTACGAGAAGTTAATTCCGGTCAAGGACAACGAAGGGCGTGTGCAGTACCAGTACAAAACCCGCTACGGTTGGAACAAGATATATGGTGGGAAGGTCATTGAGAACGTGTGCCAAGCCCTTGCTCGATGTATCATTGGTGAACAGATGATTCGTATCTCCAAACGGTATAGGGTCGTGTTGACCGTGCATGATGCTATCGCTTGTATTGCGCCGGATGCAGAAGTTTTAGAAGCACAAGCGTACGTTGAAGAATGTATGCGGTGGACACCCGATTGGGCGTATGGTTTACCAGTTAATTGCGAGTCAGGTTACGGGAGAAGTTACGGTGACTGTTGAGTATGCTAGTTTTTATTTACACGCAGTACAGGACATGAAGAAAGCACACGATGCGTTAGTAGAAGGTAAACACGAGGAAGCATATGAGCATTGTCTTAACGCTCAAGTCGAGATGCGGTTAATGGCAGGGGCGGTTAAGACGTGGATAAATAGGAGGGGATAATGGCTATTTCTAGAGCAGAACTACTTAAAGAACTTCTACCTGCACTCAATGAGTTGTTTGGTAAGGAGTACGAGAAGTACGGTATGACTAGCCCTGACGATCACATAGTAGAGGTGGACTTTAATGAAAGCACAATTCCAAGCACAGAGCTACGGTCAAACGATAGCAATAAAAATGAATAGTAGATATGCTGAAGACATAGCACGGTCTATCGAAAATGCAAGAATAGCAACGGCGAACCGACTGCTAAACCGAGCATTACGTACCACGGTAGATGAGACCCATGAAATCGAGGTGGACTTTGACTAAGATACCTGCGTGGTCGTACTCAAGCATTAAGCTATATGACCAATGCCCCAAGAAGTACTACCACTTGCGTGTAATCAAAGACGTAACTGAGCCGCCAACCGATGCAATCACATACGGTAAAGAGTTTCATTCGGCTGCGGAACACTACGTACGGGATGACACACCACTACCCCCACAGTTTGCCTTTGTAAAAAGCACCCTTGATAATCTCAAGGCGTTGCCGGGAACGAAGCACTGCGAGTTTGAAATGGGGCTAACCGAGAACTTAGAGCCATGTAGCTTTAAAGATCCTAACGTGTGGTGGCGTGGTGTAGCTGATCTTCTGGTGATTAACGGTGATGAGGCACGATGCTTAGACTACAAGACAGGTAAATCTGCCAAGTATGCCGATACCGACCAACTGGAACTCATGGCGCTAGCCGTGTTTAAGCACTTCCCCGAGGTCAAAAAGGTCAAGGCGGGGCTGCTGTTTGTCATATCTAAGAACTTCATTAAAGATTCATACAGTGCTGACAATCAGGACAAGATGTGGCTAAAATGGTTTAGCGAACATAACCGCATGAAATTTTCGTACGAGAAGAACGTATGGAATCCGAGACCTAGCGGTTTGTGCCGTAAGCATTGCCTTGTCTTAGAGTGTGCCCATAACGGGAGGAACTGACCATGCCGTACGTAAACAAACCAAGACCTTATCACAAAGAGTACCTACAGCAAAAAGCCCGTGGGGAAGAACCTCGTCGAGCCGAGCGGCAACGAGCAAGACGTGCGATTGATAAGATGTATCCTGATAAGGATAAGGACAAGAAGGCGGACATCCGTGAAGGTAAAGATGTAGCCCACGTCAAGGCACTTGATAAGGGTGGTTCAAATAAGTACGGCGTGTTTATTGAATCTGCAAGCGGTAACAGATCATTTAAGCGTGATGCCAAGAGCAATCTTGTTGCCGAAAAGAGTAAAAAAGAAAAGAAAGAAATTAAGTTGAGCAAGGTTGTTAAGCTCAAAAAATGAGTATAGAATAAGTACTGTTTTAGATTGTTCAGGGTCGCCCGAGAGTGTAAGGTGTGAGTGCATTCTGGGCTTTACGTACCTAAATAACCATACCAGTCAGCACTGCTAATTTCCGGCGGGGAACTGACAAACTAGGCAGAGCATAGCGGACACCGCTTTTGCTCTGTCAGTGCTTTTCTGGAGAATGTGTTGGAAATAATAGACAATAAAGTTTTGCTACTCAATCTGCGTAATCCAAACAAAGTTACGACAGTTATACCTAAAAGCAAACAGATTGGTCAGAATAAAGTAGCAGTAAGTTGGGGGCTTGATGAGGCCCAAGTGCTAAAGAACCTACAAATAAAAAACATCCCATCACCAATTATGGGCAAGTATCACTGGCCCGGAATGTACAAACCTTTCGATCACCAAAAGACTACTGCATCATTTCTTACTCTTAACCGCAGGGCGTTTTGCCTGAATGAACAAGGCACAGGTAAGACGGGATCGGTAATCTGGGCGGCTGATTACCTCATGAGCATTGGTAAGATAAGGCGGGTGCTTGTCATCTGCCCCCTATCCATCATGGATTCCGCTTGGAGGGCTGACCTTTTTAAGTTCGCTATGCATCGTACCGTTGACATCGCTTATGGTTCGAGGGAGAAACGAAACCAGATTATCGCTTCCGATGCAGAGTTTGTCATAATAAATTACGATGGAGTCGATATTGTACAAGAGGCTATATCCAATGGTAAGTTCGATCTGATTGTGGTCGATGAAGCCAATGCCTACAAGAACGCTCAGACAACACGGTGGAAAACACTTAACCGGATATTGAAACCAGACACTTGGCTCTGGATGCTGACCGGTACACCTGCTGCACAATCTCCCGTAGACGCATATGGGTTAGCTAAGCTAGTCAACCCGCTCGGAGTGCCTAAGTTCTACACCGCCTTTAAAGACTCGGTGATGTACAAGATAACACAGTTTAAGTGGGTAGCCAGACCTGATGCTGATAAGGT